CCTCAAATATGTTTTCAAGTCCAGAGACTTTTAATTCCAGTTCCAGGCGGTCGTCAAATATTACTGCTGAGCCCAACAATAAGTTTGCCAGCCTGTGACGTTCTCCGTGGTTCATTTCCTCCCACACCTCCGTGATAGGGGTAAACAAGTCCAATACTGCCTCGGCTTCGACCTCTAAAACCTCGCTAACTTGCGAATAAAAAGACTTTGATTTTAGCACAAGCGCTATTTGCTCAAGCGCTAAGCCTTCAATTTCACCTGCTGCCATACGGTTCACGGGACAAGTCTTAATCGCTCTTTTTGCGTCCTTGTCGCACACATAGTAAAAATACTTTTTGTGCTTTTTCTTGGTATAAGTTGGAATCATCGCGCATCCGCAATGCCCACACCGCAAGATGCCTTTGAGCGGAGCAAGCGTCTCCATGCGCCCACGGTCTGAGTTTTTCATGGGTGCATTGGCTTTCAAGATTTCCTGGACACGGTTCCATATGTCCATTTCGATAATACCTTCCTGCTCGCCCTCGCAGATATGACCTTTGTAATTGACCTGCCCGATATAGGTATAATTATTCAAAATGCGGTAAATCTGGGGTTTTATCCAATCTTTGCCTTGCCGGGTTTTTATGCCTTCAGAATTCAATTCGTGAGCTATCTGCTTTGGTGATTGGACTTCGATGAAGCGTTGGAATATACGGCGTATAATCTCGGCGCCATCCGGTACGATTACCAGTTTTTTGTTGATAACTTCATAGCCCATTGGAACGGAACCGCCAACCCATTTGCCTTTCTTGCGACTGGCTGCCATCTTATCGCGGACACGCTCGGCGATGACTTCACGCTCGTACTGGGCGAAGGTCATCAGGATGTTGAGCATCATGCGCCCAGAGCTGGTGGAAGTGTTGATTTCCTGTGTTACCGCAACGAACGATACTCCCCACTTGTCCAGTTTTTTGCTGAGTTCGCCGAAGTCTAAAATTGAGCGTGAAAGACGGTCGATTTTATAGACTACAATTACGTCAATTAAGCCAGCTTCGGCATCAGCGAGAAGTCTTTGTAGTGCAGGACGTTTCATATTGCCACCGGAGAAGCCGTCGTCATCATAGCGTTCAGGCAGACAGACCCAGCCGTTTGATTTTTGACTGGTTATGTATGCTTCGCCAGCTTCACGTTGAGCATCGAGGGTGCTGAATTCCTTCTTTACGTCGTCCTCCACACTCTTGCGAGTGTATATCGCGCATCGTTTTTTTGTTTGTCTGACCATTTATTTTACTCCGAAAAATACTTTGCCGTTCCAGCGTGTGTTGGTGATAGCTCGTGCGACCGCCGACAGTGAACCGTAGGTGTTGCCTTCGCATTCGAACTTGCCGTCAGGCTGAACCGTGACCTCAAAAGTTTTACCTTTCCATTCGCGTGAGAATCTTGTGCCGGGAATGATTTTCTTTTTACTTTTGCCAGCTTTGCGGATGGTTGCCAAGTGGTCTTTTTCGGCGATTTGAAGCAGGAATTTTTCATCTTCTTGCGACAGACCGCCGTAGTACACTTCCTGAACCCGGTAAATCAGCCGTTTGCGTAAGCCTGTTACGCTGCGCGATTGTGTTTCAAAGCCGTAAAGCTCCATAAATTTGGCTTTCAGCTCCGCCAGGTTCATCTGTCTGACTTGTTTTATTTGTAGTTTTATTAACTTATCGTTGTTCATGTCGCAACTCCTTTAACTTGTGTTATATACAAGCGTCTATGAGGTGCTTTATCCAATCGCTTTGACATTATTCTGCGTAATACTGCCGATATTAAATCAACTGCCTGCCGGATGTTCTCCGGTAGCTGTTTATTTGTACTCATTTACTCCTCCGTAAGTCTGATAATTTCATTTTTCCGCTTGATTTAGCGGTGGCTGTATTTTGGCTTTGTCCGCTTCTTCTTGCTGAAAGTTTTATCGGCGGCTTGCGCATCCTCAAGGCTCCGCCGATGTGTTCGGGCAAAGTTGCGCCGAGCATAGAACCGCAGACCGCACAGCCAGCCAAACAATCGAGCCAGTGGTTGTCAGCTCGCTGTGGACGGATTTTCCATTCGTCCACGGTTCTGCCACGCCCGGCAGTTTTGACGCGGTACTCAGCGGTTAAGTGTTCCGCCATGAGCTGATGATGCAACGGAGTTCTGCCGTAAAATGCCAGGCAACCTTTATCGCCAATGGCTACACCAAGCCGGGCATGGACAAATGATTTCCAAAAGTTGGTATCATATATCACATGCCGGATAGCACGTTTGCCCATGACATTGGGAATCATCCAGTTCAAGCCGAGTCGGTCGCCGGGTTTCTTGCGGTACTCGGTCATGGGTTTTGACGACGCTCCCACGAACCGCCCATGCGACGGCAGCAGAATACTTGAGTATGTGCTTTGACGGCAGAACTGATAGACAATATCGGTTGATTGTCCCCAGTTGGCGTCTATCATCGCTCTTTCTATTTTGAGCATTGCGCCATCTTCACGTTGCCATTCTTTGCTGAAATAATCTTCGGTGAGTTCTTGCATCGCGGCATACAAGCCTCCCTCGAAGCCAGCCGTAGGGTAAACGCTTTGAATAGTCGGGTTTGCATCTGACAGCGAAAACTGCCGCCGTTGCTGGTCGGGAAATGTGCCGTAATCAATCACCGCTCCAGTGAAGTCATCGCTCCATGCTGCAACCACATAAAACAACAGAGCTTTCTGCACGTCAATGAACATTGTCAGTTTGTCGCAGGCAATTGGGATTTTACCCTTTGCCATGCCGTTGACTTTGCTGGCAATCTCATCGACCGTGAGCATTGTTTCATCTGAATTATCATCGGGTAGCGGATCGTTTTGATATTCCGATTGGAATGCAACCTCATCTTGAAACTTCAGATTCATGGCGTGTTGCAAAGCTGAAATCTCATCATGATTGAATCGGGCATCCCAAGATACTTCTGCTCCAGCATCCATTGCTTCGCGGTTATCCTTATAGAACTTTGTCGCGGCATCGAAGTTTCCGTCAGTCCGCAATGATTCAGCCCGAAGCTCCGCATATTTATCCCACAGCTTCATGTTGGCAGGAAGCTTGTAGAGCATCTTGGTTTTTTCGCCGTTCCAGTCAGGATGCTTGTTTTTATCCAAGATGATGTCAGCCATGTCGCCGGGACGGATAATTGTGCATGGCATCACGCCTGAAATCTTTTGTCCTGGACCAGCTAAACCGAGGATATCGCCAGCGAGTACCCGAATGCGTTTTCGAGTTTGCTCCAGTGAGCCAGCAGATTCAGAGGTTTGCGGATCGTCGATAATCACCAGCGATGGACGAACACTTCTGCCGTCACTTCGTTTGTACTTCATGCCACGAATACGCCCGGTAATCCCGGCAACTCTGACAATCACGCCAGCAGACTTGCTGTTTTTTACAGTGGCCAGAACGATTTCATTGCTCGTCCAGGTAATGCGGGTACGTTCGCCCATACATATTTGCCCGGCGCAGCGGTTGGCGATTCCCTCAAGCTGTTCAATCGGAAAGCAAACCTCTGGGAAATCCTCCGCTAGTTTTTCATTAACTTCAAGTTCGGTTTTGATTGAATCCAAAATTTCCAAGGCGGCAGATTCGGTTGAACCAATTAAGGTGATAAACTCACGATGTCCGTAAAGCATCGACCATAGAGCCGCCGTTTCTGACAAGCTTGACTTGCCTGCGCCACGTGGCATTGCCATTGCGAACAAACCGCCTGATAACACTGCCGACTCAATCTTCTCAATAACCTTGAGGTGGTCAGGCGACCATTCCAAGGCAAAGGTTTCAGAAAAATAGCTCTCGCAGAATAGTTGAAAATTCTTCTCACAGTCAGCTTTTCGCTGAGGATTGGCGACATCTGGCAACGCTCCGATGTCACGACCTGCAAGGGATTGTTCTGCCTGGCGACGGCGTTCGGCGTCGCGGCGGTCATCGTAAGAACGGCTGGGGTTGTTTGTCGGTGGAGTGTGTTTCTTGTCGCAGAGCCAAGCTATATACTTTATCAGATTGATGTTCCTGGAGTTATCCGCTGCGGCAATTCTGAATCCTACCCGATTGAAGTCACGATATATTCTTGCCTGCGGCAGAACAAAGCCCTGATCCGTTGAGTTCAGTAGCCGTGCCGCCTCGACCGGACGCATAGAGGTTGGGTTAATTTGTGGCATCGTCAGTCTCCTTTGCCAGCCATGCGGCATAGGCGATTAGATTGAAAGTGCCGTCGGGATTTTGCGGTGCGCCAGCTTCAACGTCGGCGGCAAGGGTATCTTCGGAGATAGTCCTTGCTCCAGCCTGTTTGAGCAGACGCACCAGCATTTCTGGCGTTAAAGCCGTCAATGTTAATGAATTATCCATATATTTGCCTTATTTGAAATTTATTGAGTGGATATGCGCTTTTATCCACGCTTCTATGTCCGCGTGAGCGGAAATGCCACTCAAAAGTCCTTACCACGGACGGGGTTAGTGCTTCGCTTCGCTCAGAATTTTTAACAACGGAGGTTCAGAATGAACGCCAACGCAATCACCGCCGGGACAATCGCAATCGTGAAAGTCGGTCGCAATGAAGTAGAAGTCGAGGTGCTTGAAGCCATCGATGACTCGTACAAAGTCAAAAGCATCAGTACCAACCGGGAGTTCAAAGTTCGAAAAATCCTGCGCATCGTCAGCCAGCCGGAAGCAAAACAAAAGAAAACGTCATTGCTCGAAGCCGCCGCGCAGGTTCTCAAGGGAAGCGGACAACCACTCAACAGTAAAGAAATGGTAGCCAAAGCCATTGAGCTTGCGCTGTGGATTCCGACTGCCGCAAAGACTCCAGAGCAGAGTCTTTACAGCGCAATCTTCCGCGAGATGAAGTCAAAAGAGAACCCGCGCTTCCGCAAAAGCACAGAACGCAAGGGCGCGTTTGAATACGTCGGTTAAATCAGTGAGCAAACAGCAAACCGGGTAAGTCAGGCTGACTGCCGTCAAGAATAGAGGCGGCAGGTCTGCCTTTACCGCTGGTAAAATAGCCACGGACATATTTCCATTTCTCTTTGCCGGTGATTGATGAAACATCGCCGGGCAGGCTTCGCGGTTCAAAATGGCTCAAGACGCGGTTCTGTTCTTCGAGCATTCCTATTCTTGTCGCTGTTGCGACTTTGTCCGCAACCAATTTTTCAATAAGGTTGTCGCGTTGCTCATGGCTGATATTCGGTGCGACATAGCCTCCGGTTTTACGAATTGACGGCAGGACTTCCGCGGTAATCCATTTAACAAATTTCTTTGCCTCGCGCTTCCGGCTACGCATAATGAGCTTATATAAGCCGGATTCGTTAATTATTACTCGCATTGGGTTTCCCGGAGTACCGTCGGAAATACCGACGGTATTCTTCTCATCATTATCCAAGCTGGCAATGGCGTCCCGGTTATTTTTAATTCCGAGTACGTCACAAATATCCTTGGCGACAAACCACGGATTGCCATCCTGATGCATGATACGAACCATCTTATCGTTAAAGACTCTTACGATTTTTTTCATTTTACTGTTTCTCTTATTGAGGTTAATCTTGATTTATTGCAGGGGTGAGTTCCTGCCAGTTACAGCCTTCGCCGTGGACAAACTCAGCCCATCGGCGACGGATTACGTCGGCGTACTTCGGATCGAACTCCATCATGCGGCATTTGCGGTTGGTCTGTTCGCAGCCAATCAGCGTTGAGCCTGAACCGCCGAATAAGTCCAGTATGGTTTCACCGGGCTTGGAGGAATTGAACAGAGCTTTTTGCGCCAACGTGGTTGGTTTCTGCGTCGGATGAACGTAATCACCGGAATGGTCGCGCTTGATGTCCCACACCGTGGTTTGGCAACGGTCGCCAAGCCATTGGCAGTTTTCATCTTCGCGGCAACCGTAAAAGACAGGTTCATGCGCCCAGTGGTAATCTGAATGTCCAAGGATCATGCCCTTGTTCCATATGATTTCCTGCTTGGGTTTCAGTCCGGCTTCACGAAGTGCAGTTTCAAACTGAATATGGTTTGAAGTGGCGAACCAAACATAAAATGCGCCTTTTTCTTTGAGATGCGCCTCAAGGTTTCTAAACGCCTCCAGCAGAAAATCGGACAGCTTGTCGCCGCGCAAGTCGTCGTTTTCGATGATTTCCCATTCCCTGCCGTTGGGATTATTCGTGCCTTTGTAGCTCACGCCATACGGAGGGTCAGTGAACACCATATCAGCGTGTTTGCCGTCCATGAGCTTGGCAACGTCATCGGGATTGGTGGAGTCGCCACACATCATAACATGCTCGCCAAGCTGGTAAATCTCGCCGGACCTGCTGACGGATTCTTCCGGGACTTCCGGTATCGCATCCGGATCGGTTTCGCCGTCGGCTACGGTGTTTTCGCCATTGAGTAATGAATCCAGCTCCGCAGCATTGAAGCCAAGCAGCGACAGATCGAAATCAGCCATCTGCAGATCGGCTAGTTCCAGCGGCAATAGGTCATAATCCCACTCGGCAATCTCGCCGGTCTTGTTGTCGGCGATACGATAGGCTTGGATTTGCTCCGGCGTTAATCCAGTGGCGACATGTACAGGCACTGTGTCCAGCCCAAGCCTTTCGGCGGCTTTCAGCCGAGTGTGGCCACACACTATGACGTTATTCTCGTCTACCACGATTGGGGCTTGCCAGCCAAATTCCTTGATGGATTCGGCGACAGCTTCGACCGCGCCGTCATTGATGCGCGGGTTGCGTTCGTAAGGCTTTACGTCCGCGATTTTCATTTGTACGATTTCCATAGAATCAATCTCCTTGTTGAGGGTTAGTTAAGGTTAAAATCAGTTGAACCACAGGGCGCGAAACAGTGTGTTTTGTGGGCTTTTTCTTTTTATAGCAAGGTTGAAAAACAGCCGACAAAGCCCATGAAATTGCCGTTTACAGGCGTGCTGAAATATTTTTTTATCAGGTGCAAGCAAGTCTGCTTACTAGCCAGAGTCCTTCGCGCGCCCTCTAGAGCCTCAGCCATTGGGGGGAACCATTCGAGGGTAGCCTCCCTCGGCCTATGCCCGCCCTCATGTCCTCCGTGTGCGTTTGCACGCGCGCCACCGTTCACCGTGGCGATTTATAGCACATTCACACTCAAAGGCGCAAGACGCGGTGAGCGCCCATTTCTGCGCGTTTTGGGGCGTTCGAGCAATCGGCAAAGATTTGCCTACCGCTGAGGATGCGCCGGGCGATGGCGATGATTATCTTATTTCTTTCATTTGCCGCCTATTATATACGCGTATGCGTTTTTCGTGTGTGCGTGACACCCTCGTGGAAAAAAGGAAAGAAGTAAGTAATAATAAATATAAATATATATATTTGTACTTAGTTTATACTACTTACAGCTTCTGGATTCTTTCCGGACTTTTGTCTTTCTTTCGCGTGATTCCTGAAAAAACACCTTTTTAGTTTTGCCATGATTTTTCGGGAAGGATGCAAAAGTGCGAAACAAGATTGGGAAAAATCATTCCAGCCTTGCCGGTTTCCGTATAGCTATCCAGCGTACCGTTAGCCTGGAGGGTTTCGATTATACGTTTGAACATATCAAGCGGCTCTCTCATGCGCTTTAGCAACTTGCTATGCTGGATTGTACCTCCAGCCTGACGCAGATAGCGAACAATCTTCTGACATTTCTCATCGAACGCATTCTCGGCGACGTGGTTGTCGGCCATGAACAACGCTCGCTTGGTGAGATGCTCAACGAACAGCAATGCCCATTTGACGGATTTCTCCGTGATGACTGGCTCATAGATGTTTGAGCTGATGCCGTGCAGGAGCGCCAG